CAAATCTCCAAGATTCACCTACACCAGTATTTTCTATCTTTATATTTGCATATCTTCCTCTAGCCCTAGTGTCAACTTTTAATGTAGAAGAGTCAATAATAAAAGGACTTAAAGCTGTTTCTATATCATCTTGTGCTGGAAAATCTTTTATAGATAAAGTTACTTGGTTATTACCTGTTAATACTTTAAAGTTAGGTAAGAATCTTCTCATTGCTAAAAATACTTCTGCTTGATTAGGTTGTAATGAAAAACTAAATGATTGTATAAAAGATGTTAATGTAGTTACACTACCATTTGGATTTACTTGATCAGTTCCCCTCTCTTGTTCAAATAATATAGTTTGACCTAATCCTGTTTCACCACTAATTACAGGAAAAGTACCTGTATTAGTATCTTTAAAAGCTGTTGCATAAGGTCTAGGATATACTAGTGAATCAATCCAAGTTGTTCTAATAGAATTAGTATTAGTACCTGTGTACCAATTACCCATTGGTGTAGCTTGTCCTGTTTCTCCATAATTAAAAACTACATATCTATTATTAAATTCTGATCCTTGTGATGGATACCACCAAGTTACTTCTGTAAACAAATTATTAATACCAGCATTTACTTGTTGACCTTTAGTTGTATCTACATCATCGTAAACATAATCTTCAACAGAACAAGGTAAAGTATTAACTGTACCATCAAAAGAAAAGAAACCATTATTACCCATCCAATAAGCAACACCATCAATTTCAATTGCTGCGTTCTTACCTATTAACCCACAGTTTGTTCCTACTTGTTCAAAGCCAAATGTAAAAGGAGCTCCTACAAATTTCATTGTGTACAATGCATTATCGGTCCATACTAAAATATTTTCTTTTGCAACCAAAGCTCCCATAATTCTAGTACCATCTTGAAGTCTTTGTGTACCCGCTGTATTAGTTGCTTCTGGTGTATATCCATTTATATTTTCATCTTCAGAAAATCTTATAAACATATCATCTTGTGTAGATGGTGTGCCTATCGTTACTTCAGTTCCAAAATGAATTAAGTGACGTGTTGTTGGTGAAATTAAAGTTGCTCTTGTAGCTGTAGGATTATTTGTTGTTAAAAATCCAGAAGTCGTAGTGGATGCTCTTGTTGATAATCTTGCTGCAATAGAAGAATCCCAAGTAAATGTTTTACCATTTGCAATAGTTGCAACTAATACATCACCAAAGTTACTTAATGACCAAAGTCCTGGTTCAAGTGTAATAGTCCCTGCATCAACTGCATCTCCCCATCCTGTAAAATCTGTAGCGTTTGTAACTATTGCACCATCACTATGTATCGCCGATGACGTTCCTTTTTGTGCTCTAGAAATACCTGTTAACTCTACACCCGCCACACCTGTGTATGTTATTAATTCACTACCTACTGCAATCGTTCCACCACTTGCAGGAAAACCTGTAGCAGATATTAATCTAATTTGTGTAGCTGATCCATTGTTACCATTTGTATCCGCGGCCAACGCACCATCTAAAGTTGTTTGAGCTGCACCTGTAATTGTACCACCATAATTACCAACACCATAACCATAACCATATGATTGTGCTGCAGGACCCACTACTTCAAAAGGATTAATTGTAACTGATCCACCAGAAGAAGCTGATCCAGCTGTTGCTGCTTCAATTGTTAAAGTTGTAGAAGTAGGTACAGATAAAACTTGAAAGTTAGTATCATCAAAAGTAGCTGTAGTAACTCCTGTTGTACCACCTGGTAAACTTGTTCCTGATAAACGAATAATATCTCCAACACTTATATTGTGTGCAGCAGAAGTTGTTAAAGTTACTGTAGTAGTAGCATTAAAAGTAAAAGTTACACCAGTGATTGCTGTTGCAAGTGGACTAATATCAAAGAACTGTCCTTCAAAATATAAAATTAAAAATTTGTCTGTTCCAATAGCAACATATCTATTACCATCTCTGTCAACAAATGCGTGTTGTTTTCTAGCTACACCTACTAAAGTATCTGTAAGTAATGATTGCCAACCACCAACTTTTTCTGGTAGTCCATATCTAAATCTAACATTATCTGAATCAACCCAACGACCCTCTGCTCCAACAGCAGTGTCTTGTTTGTCTATTCCTGGAGCAAACTTAATTTTAGTAAGCATTATTTACTCCTATTGATTTGTTGATTTATATAGCCAACCTTTTGTGGCATTAGCATAAATTAAAGTTACACATTGATTGTTAGTAGCAAGAGTATCATTAGAAGCTGCACCTTCTATATTAGAACCGTTTCTATCTATAATACAATTGTTTGTTGCAAATCCACCTGTTGCTGAACCATCCATAATTGTTACTTCATCGCTAACAGCGGGTGATGCTGGAAGTGAAATTGTAACTGGATTTGCTGCTGTATCTACTACAATTTGATCACTAGCAACTGCTGTGTATGTAGTTTTACTTGCAGCTGTTACAGACGTTATTCCTTTTTGTAACATACCTAATGTTGTTGCTGGTACACTACCTCTAGAATAAACTAAAGCTGTTGCACCTTCTGGAAGAGGAACTTGAGTAGCTCCAGCTTGACCAGTTGTTAATAATGTTACTGTAAAACTATCGGCTGCCGTTCCTCTAGTAGTTCCATCTTCTACAAAAAATACTCTGTTAGCATTACCACCTGTTGTTGATGCAGGCATTGCTAGACTAGAATTACCAGATAAAGTACCTATAACTTTTATGTAAAGATTTTTTCCGTTTGCACTTGATGATCCATCAGCCAAACTTAATGTAGTTGTACCTGTGCTTAAAGTTACTTCTATATAACCAGATGCTGCTGTTTGTAATAATTGTAAATTAGTATTTGTGATTGCTCCCCATAAACCAGCTTTTTCTCCGGTTGCTACGAGTTCTAATGATAAATCTGTTGAGTATGATGATGCCATATTAGTAAGGTTTAATTGGTGTCCAAACCATTGTTGCTCCTGGTATTATATTATTCCACGTAATAACTCCTGGTTCTACTGTATCTAATGATAAAGCGTTACCAGTAGGTAATACATTTGCTGCTCCTGATACTGTAACACTTCCAGTAGCCAAGGTCAACGAATTTCCAGAAGGCGTTACATTAGTATCTATATTAATAGTAAATGCACCTAGGCCTAAAGATAAAGCATTTCCTGTAACTGTGTGATTAGCATCAGCAGTAATAGTTAAAGTACCTGTGCCTAATGCTAATGCATTTGGTGTTAAATTTTCTGTTACAGCGTCTGCAATAATACCTACACTACCTATTGTAATGTTAAGTGAATTACCTGATACTACTACAGCTACACTATTATCAGGTCCTGATGTAGCGAATGGTAATGCTGATATTGCGTCAAATCCTAAACTCATAAATAATCCTTAAAAGGAGGCTGTAGGTATGGTGGAGTACAGCCCCCATTTAAAGATTATATCACTTTTTAAACCAAGCAGGAAGTCCTAAATGAGGTCGCTTGTCAAACATATTATCTTTTGATCCTGGTGTTTTACGGTTATTATAATGAAGAAATACTTGTACACATTCCTTACCTTTAAACTTATTTCTCCAATGCTCCACTTCACAACCAGAATAGACTAGCATATCGCCTTGTTTAAGATCTACCTTAATTCCTTTTTTACCTATCTCTCCAGATGGCTCTAAATAGATTGGCCAGTCATCACCACCTAAATTCATAGTTGTAGATATCTCACAACTAAATCTATCTTTATGTCTTTTTAACTCGTCCCCCTTTTTATATATTCTTGCATAAGTATAAGCTGGATATAATTTTAATCCTGTTACTTCTTCCATTTGAGGTTGACATTTTAACATTAAAGTTTCCATAGCAATATTAGAATACTGACTATATGTATTTGGTATTTGACCATCAGGTTCTTCATATTGACCTATGATATTTTCAAAGGGTGAAATGTATCTAGCGTTTCTACAAGTATCATATACTTGTTTTTGCATTGTAAAATAATTTGCAACAAAGCTAGCTAGGTCTTTTGATATTGCTTGACGAATAACTGTATACTTTTTTTTCTTAAACATCTTTAGCCATCTCTTTTGGTAAAGCTTGTATATTCCAATGTATAAATCTAAAAGGTTCAATGCCAAAGTCTACAGAAAACTCGTGTTCTAAAAATCCTGGAAAGATAATTAACGTTCCTGGTGTAGGGTTAAAATGTATAAGTTCTGATCCACCCAATACACCTTTTTGATCTTTCATTTTTAATTTAGTAGCACGTGCTCCAGTACGTGGTTCGTGAAATATTGGTTTAGATGTTTTGTCACTACACTTTAAAAAATAAAAACCTGATACGTGTTGATTCCAATGTACGTGTGCTGAATGATGACCACCACCTTTTTTAGCAAACTCTTGGACCCACATCTCACTAAATAGTGTTGTGTACTGTTGCATATCAAAACCTTGATGATCTAAATATTCCCAAGACTTTTGACCAATGTAATTTCTAAAATCTAAAAAATTATTGTCAGCTGTAAGTGGTGTTGAATGATATGATCTTCCAAAATCTCCAAACTTTTTTATATGTGCTTTAGCTTCTGGAAAATTTTTAGCAGCTTTAATATATTTGTTAGATGCTTTAGTTAATGATTTTACAAACTCTGGTTTTTGTTCTGACCAAATGGTTGTGTTAAAGTAATTATTTATATACATATTATTTAAAAGGTTTTCCTAAGTGCCATACCACAAGACTATATCTTGTGCCAGCGGTTACGGGTTTAACTCTATGCCAAACAAAAGAAGGAAACACAATAATAGATCCTTTAGGTAAAATCTCTTTTGCTCTTCTTAAGTGCTTAGCTTCATCTCTCATATGTGGATCGTAGTTTCTAAAATCAAATTCTAACTCACCACCTTTATATTCTGAACCATCTGTTAATTGACAAGTCATAGATAGTTTTCTAATTCTGCCGTGTTCTGGATGATTAGGGTCTTTTCTGTCATAAGATTTATCCCAACTATCACAATGCCAATCATAGTATTGATTGTGTTTATATTTTGTAAACTGACACGATTCTGATCTTTCCCAATCAAAGTTCCAACCAGCATTTTTGTTAGCCATATGAACATAAGGATGCAATTCTTTATAGATCCAAGTATCATTAAGCCATACTAGATCAGAGTTTCTTTTTCTTTTTAAATCTTTTATTTCTTCTTTTTTTAATTTTCTATCTCCATATCCTCCTGTTACCGCCATAACTTCTTCTTTTTGATTAGCATAAGCTATTACATCATCACAAAACTTCGGTGTAAGTGCTGCAGGAAAATGCCAATAGTAATTAGATATATTCATAAGTTATTGTTTGTATAAAGTTTAATGAATCTTTTTGATTGTTAGTTAGATAATACATATTCGTTGATGGAAACATTATGAACATATTATTTTTAAGTTCTATATCCCAACTTCTTCCTTTACGTCTGTTGTCTTCAAAGTGTACTCGAACATTACAATCTTTAACTTTTACACCATATAATAATGTAAAGTCTGGAGAGTTACGTAAATCTACTGGATCAATATTTAATAAAGGTAGAGATACTTGATGAGGTTTATAAATATTACCCCAAGTTTTTTTATTAATTAAATTAATATTATGTTCAACACCAATAAAGTCTCTCATATATGTGTTTAACATATCCCAAGTTCTTGAAAATGGAAATTCTTTAGAGTTAAAAGTAGATTGTAAAATATCGTTGGTAAGTTTTTCTTGGTCTATCTCAAAACCTTTCGGCATATCTATGTCGCCATAGAATAAACTTTGTTCGCTTAAAACTTTCTTGTGCATACCACCACCATTTTTAATTTATGCTTTGCTGTCTGTCAAGTCCCAAGTTGTATTAGCTTCATTCCAAATGTAATGCCATCCGTGAGTATCAGCTGTGTTTTGTGATTCTTGTTCTGCTGTTAAAGCTGGAGCATCACCAATAGGTGATTTCCAAGAAGCTGATTCAATATGTTTTACCCAAGATGCGTGAGGTTTTTTAGACCAAAATATATTATCATCTTCGTCCCAAGTATAACCTATACCTGCGTAGTTTCCTCTAAATGCTTTAGAGTTATTACCTGATGAATGTGTACCACCAGATGTATTGTAAGATGTTTGAATCCACATTTGTGCAGGCCAATTATTATGTGTCTCTAAATATTGTTGTCCTACTGTTTCATCTTCAACGCCATCAGCGTTTAACATATCACCATTATTCAAAGTAAGTACCTGAATAACTTTACTGTTCGATCCTATTTTTGCAAAATGTGCCATAATTATCTCCTTATATCTTATTTGTTGTTGTTTGTAAATCCATATTAATTTTGGAATTTGTATCTTATTACTACTACACCTGATCCTCCTGCTGCTGCACAATCTGAACCACCACCACCACCTGTGTTAGCTGTTCCTGCAGTACCATAAGCACCACCTCCATCTGAAGCACTTGCGGCACCTGGTTGTGGACCTGCTCCTGCTGCTGGTCCTCCACCTCCACCTCCTGCTCTTCCTACTGGAGAGCCTGTAATTGTATTTGTTGCACCTGCACCACCTGCTCTTATAGAACCTGCTGCCGTTGCTCCACCACCTGCACCACCCCATTGACAAGCATTAACTGTTACTCCAGCATTTCCTTGAGGTGGACTAACTGGAGGTGTATTTCCTGAACCTCCAGATCTGCCAACATATGCTCCTGTACAAGGACCACTTCCTCCTCCACCTGAACCACCAGATAATCCTCCAGGTGCTTCACCATTTCCAGCACCTCCTCCACCACCTGCTGATGTTATACTTGAAAAAGTTGAAACTGTACCTGTTCCTCCTGCACGAGAAGGCCCTGTTCCACCTACTCCGCCTGCTCCTATTATTATAGGATAACTTTGAACTGAAACTGCTAAACCTGAACAAGGAGTAGCTGCTAATGGACTTGCTGTGTAACTACCACAAGCCTGTTTACCCTCTCTAAAACCTCCACCGCCACCACCACCACCATAATTATTTCCACCGCCTCCACCTCCAGCTACAACAGTATAAGAAACTTTACTTCCTACTGCTGGAATTCCTACAGCAGTAACAGCAAAAGTTCCTGGTCCTGTGAAAGTATGAGTTTTAAAATTTGTATCAACTGTTGCAATTGTTCCACCTGTTGCTGAAATAAAAACTCTTGTATCTGCCCGTGATTGTAAACCATCATCAGTTACTAACCAACCTTGTGTTGAATCTATATAAACTAATGTTACTGCAATACCTTCTACATCTAAAGTTGCATTAACAGTTGAACCACCAATTTTATCTGAACCATTTTGAACTAATGTAACTTTATTTGTATCAAAAGTTCCTGCATAATCTTTTATTGCAACAACAGCTCCTGCTGTTCCTGCTGGTAGTGTTACATCAATTTCACCACTAGTTGTATTTACAAAATACCCTACACCATTAACTGCTGTAAAATCTCCTGTCTTAACTGTTGTATCCCAAGAAGCTGCACCGGTTGCGCCGAACCCTGCCGCCGTACCGTTGTTAGTGATCGTTGCACCACTAGGAATTGTAAATGTATCACCACTATCTCCTAATGTGACTGTACCACACGCTGTTCTTGGACTAATTTTATTTACTTTTACTTCACTCATAATTTTTACCTATTGAAATTTATATCTTATTATTACTATACCTGATCCACCATTACCACCACCAGAACCACCATAATTTGAACCGCCAGCTCCACCACCACCACTTCCAGTATTAACTGTTCCAGCACCTCCAGTACTTGGTGCAGAACCTAAAGCAGCTCCTGCTCCACCACCTCCAGGTCCACCTGTTCCTGCAGTTGGTGTTGTTGCTTGACTTGCTCCACCACCTCCACCTACTCTTGTAACTGAAGCACCTGTAATTGAACTTGTTGTTCCATTTCCTCCAGGTCCTGCTGCTGGTGCTGATCCATTAGTTCCAACACCGCCGGCTCCACCACCACCACCTGCTCCATAAGCTGGAGATCCTTCAACACCTAAACCACCATTATTACCTTGAGATGGACTAACAGGGGGTGTATTTCCTGTTCCTATACTTCCAGCACCTGCATAAGTACCACTACCTCCACCTGATCCTCCTGGACTTCCAGGTCTAGTGTCAGGAGCGCATTGACCTACTCCACCATTACCACCACCGGTTGATGTTATAGAACTAAAAACTGATGAACCTCCTCTTGTAACAGGAGTTGAACTTGTTGCGCCTGCTCCAACTGTTATTGGATAACTTGTTGCTGTAACTGTAATACCTGTTGCGGCTACTAAAGGGGAAGCTGTATAAGGAACAATAGGTGCTGTAGTTCCTTCTCTATAACCTCCTGCTCCTCCACCTCCTCCTCTACCAGCATCAGCTGAAGGAAAGGGGGAATTACAACCTCCACCGCCACCACCAGCTACTACCATATAAGCTACTGCATTGTTTGGAGCGGAGACCGCAGTATTATTAACTGTAAATGTTCCTGGACCTGTAAATGTATGAATTTTAAAATTTCCATCTTCAGTTATTGTTCCACCTGTTGCACCAATAAAAGCATTACCTCTAACATTAGAAGTTGAATCCATTGTATTAATCCAACCTTGTGTTGAATCTATAAATACAAAAGTAACTGATTGACCTTCTGTACTTAAAGTTACACTTGTATTTATTGAACCAATTTTATCTGTTCCATTTGGTGTAACTGTTACATTACTAGTTTGCCAAGTTGCTGCATAATCAGCAAAAGAAACTATTGCTCCAGCAACACCTGCTGGTAAGTTAGCTGTTATTACTCCGCCTGATGTATTACAAAAATATCCTTCGCCACTTACAGCTGTAAAAGTTCCTGTTGTTTTTGGAGTTGTTATCCAATCTACAGTTCCTGTTCTACCGAAACCTGTCTGACTTGCACCAGATGCTAAAGCAATTGTATCACCACTAGCGCCAAGAGTAATTGTATTGCTACTCTCGTTAATGATGTTTGCACCACATTGATTTTGAATATTGTTTACTTTAATTGTACTTGTCATAATTATTGAAATTTATACCTTATTATTACTATACCTGATCCACCTTGTTTTCCTGTATTCACTCCAGGAGTTCCCGATCGTGATGAAGCTCCACCTCCGCCACCACCGGTGTTGATTGTTCCTACAGTATTTACAGTAGCTCCAAAAGATCCATTTCCACCACCGCCTGCTCCTCCTTGTGGTTGTGAACCTCCAGAACTTAATTCTCCTTTTGCACCACCACCGCCACCAGCATAAGCTGTTGGGGTTCCTGAAATAGTAGTTGTTGCTCCTGTGCCACCAGTTGCTGAAGAGGGACCATTATGGGTTCCATTACCACCTACTGTTGTAGCCCCACCACCCGCACCAGCTTCTTCGTAATGATCATTGTTAGGGCCTGATGAACCAGTTCCACCATTTGTACCTTGAGCGGGAGTTGTTGAGGGTGTATTTCCACTGCCTCCACTTTGACCTTCTGATCCACCACCACCTGAACCTCCGTCTCCGGCATTATCAATGTTACTACCACCACCTGCTCCACCACCAGCAGATGTAATTGTTGAAAAAGTTGAAACCGACCCTATAGTTCCAGCACCACCAGGATCAGGACTTGGTTGTCCGGCTCCACCTCCTCCAACTGCAATTGGAAAAGTTGTTGCTGTTACTGTAATTCTATTTGGAGAACTTGGATATCCATCTAAAGGGCTAGCTGTATAAGGTGTAACTGGAGATTTAGTTTCTCTAAAACCACCTGCTCCACCACCTCCTCCGGTATAAGATCCACTACCTCCACCTCCAGAGACCACTAAATAAGAAACTTCGTTATTTGTTGCAGAATTTGAAACTTGACTAACAACAAAATTTCCCGGTCCTGTAAATGTATGAATTTTACAATTTCCTGAACAGGTTACTGTTCCACCAGTGGCTGAAATAAATGTTGCTCCTACTTCTGTATCTTCTGCGTTTTGAATATTTATCCAACCTTCTGTAGCATCCACATAAACAAATGTAGCTGATTGTCCTTCAACAGATAAAGAAGCATTTCCTGCAACACCACCTATTTTTTCTGAACCATTTGGTGAAATGGTTAAATTATTTGTTTGAAAAGTTCTTGTATAATCTGAAAGCGAAACAATAGCTCCAGCAGAACCTGCTGGTAAATTAACTGTAAAAGCTCCACCTGCTGTATTACAAAAATATCCTTCGCCACTAGCTGCTGTAAAAGTAGATGTCTTAATTGATCCTGTTTGCCAATCGACAGTTCCTGTTCTACCAAATCCTGTTTGAGTTGCACCAGAAGCTAAAGTTACAGCTGTGCCTGATCCACCTAAAGTTAAGGTTGAGCCACTTTGTTTATCAATTGTATCTACTTCTATTTTAGACAATGACTAATACCCCTGTTACTGTGATTGTTCCAGGTATAGTAATAGGTCCTGCAAGAACACCATTCTCAACAGTTTGCGTACCATCAATAGTACCTGCTTGATTATTTATAAATTCGTTTGGAGAAGTTTGTCCTCCGATGTATTGGATTCCATTTATTACTGCCGTCATAATTCCTCCTACGTACTGATTTCGTCGATAAATGATGTAACAATATCTAAAGATGAAGCGGTATCGCTTTGAGCTTTAAGTACGTCACCATTTGCCAACACAATTTTTGCACCGCCTTGA